CAAATGCATCGCTGATGTCTCTGATTTACGCGACTTAGAAACTATTAAGTCGCGGGTCAGTGATGAAGGGATATCATTTCTAATGATATCACTTCCTAACTTCTGTAAAGACTTTGAAAAATGTCTTGAACAGGAGTTTGTTGGCCCGTCGCACTTCTTAGGTTTTAGGAAGTACGGACAAATCCCCGCATTTTTGCGAGGTATTATCGGCCAAATCTTTGACCATGAGACAGGGAGAATTTACGATGATAAAATTAAAAATAACCAGAGCGATATCCCCACGCTCGTTGAAACAGTTAGGCAAATTTGCCTTACGTTCAAAAAGCTTGAGGAGAGCTGTTCTCCCGAAAGGGATGCAGCCGCGCTCTCTAATTTCATCACCATTGAGACTTCTTTCAATGATTTCACGCCTAGTATCCAAGATACAGAAGATTTTACCTCTGTTTCTGAAGTGCTTTGGGCTCGTATGCTGGTCCTTTTGGACTGTAATACGTTTGACCCACGGCACGGATCTGGGACCACCGCCGAAGGTATAAAGGGAAACCGGAAATACCGTTGGCGAAGGTGGCATGAACGCCTCGAACCTTACTTTCCCTTCTTGGGACACGGCCTACCATTAGGTGCGTACTCTTCGAAGGAGTTCGAGTTAGTAACGTTTATACCCGAGGAACAGGAAGACCCTGTAAAGGTTATTACTGTTCCGAAGACATTGAAAGGCCCTCGAATAATAGCTATAGAGCCTGTGTGCATGTAGTATGCACAGCAAGCTATTCGAAGTCAGCTTTATGCTGCCATCGAATCGTCAAAGTTTTCTGCTGGTCACGTTAATTTTCGTGATCAGTCGATAAACCAAGAGCTGGCTATTAAGGCGTCGGAGGACGGTAGTCTAGCGACCATCGACCTCTCTGATGCAAGTGACAGAGTTTCTCTGTCCCTTGCTATTCGTATGTTCGATTCGAATCCTGATTATCGGGACGCGATTCTTGCATGTCGATCGACGTCCGCAAAGCTTCCAGATGGGAGAGTAATCTCCTCTCTAAGAAAATTTGCGTCTATGGGTAGTGCTCTCTGTTTCCCAATAGAAGCAATGTACTTTTACACAATTTGTGTAATTGCTCTATTGAAGGATGCAGATCTCCCTGTGTCTGGCGCTAACGTTTTTAATGTTAGTCGCCAGATCTATGTCTATGGGGACGATTTAATCGTCCCTACTGACAAGGCGAATATTGTTCTCGCTTACCTGCATAAGTACAATTGCAAGGTAAACTCCTCTAAGACTTTCGTCAGTGGAAACTTTCGAGAGTCGTGCGGAGCTGACGCCTATTTAGGATACGATGTAACACCCGTATACCTACGTAGACAGCGTCCTGAGAACAAGCAGCAAGCCTCAAACATTATCTCCTGGGTCGAAACTGCCAATGCCTTCTATAAAAAAGGTTATTGGCGGACGACTACTTTCATGTTTAACCAACTTGAAAGAGTAGTAGGGAATATTCCCTATCTATCTGAAGATAGTGAAGGGCTTGGTAGAGTATCCTTTCTAGGTTATGTCTCCGTCGAAAGATGGGGAACTAAATACCAGCGTTTTGAAGTAAAGACGCTCGTACCTAGGCCAGTCTATCGCAGTGACTTGTTAGACGGGTACTCTGCTCTTGCGAAAAGTTTCCACCGCTTAGACTCAGATCTAGACGATAGATCCGAGGAAGCTGAGGATCCTCTTCACTTAGAGCGATCTGCACTGCACGGCGCAGTTGCTTTAATTCGCCGTTGGGTGCCAGCGCTATAACTTGCTGGCTTCAGGGCTTAACGCCCAAGCGGAGTATTCCATACCTTCGGGTTTGGATGGCAGTG